TGAATATATACTTAACATATTGGTTTAGCCGAAGCTAACCAAAACACAAAAGTGCTCCCCAGCGGGGGGGCGGTGACAATCACGATAACAGATGAGGTGAATAGTAAATCCAGAACTTCGGAATAAAACGATAAAAACAAAACAACAGATGAGAGTTACTTAAATGAAGAAAATAAAAACGAACATTTAACATTTAATTACGAAACTTACTAACGAACAAATCGTCATGATCTTGCCAAGAAAGACTGACAACGGGTATGCGCCGGTGGCGCAATGCGTTATCAACCTTGCTTTTGAAATCATTGTAGAAATCCACATTCCAGTGATACGCAAATCCCAGGGCATCCTTCACATTATCAATGAGAAGTTCTTTGGGGTCCCTAGATTTACGAATCCAATCAAGCATGCGGTAGATCGTCGATTTGTCGATGGGGGCAAGCATGAATTTAGAATGTTTGGGGTGGGGGGTGAAACCACGTTTAAGGAACGTGAGTTCTCCGAGGGGTTCAACGCCGGTGGTGATATCTCCTTTGTCGGCCCGAGTGTAAATTATACCGTGCTCTCCAAGAATACTCGCGAAAGTATTTTGATTGAAGATCGAGTCCACTTCGGGGGCGACAGCGAAGATATTATCATCACCGTAGTTGTAGTTTACAACATGTTCCTTGAATCGGTGCAAAGGCATGAGGTCGAGTCGTCCAGCGCGTCTACAAGAGATTCGCCACACAAGGCAAGCATACAGAAAATTGCAAATGCAATTAAGCTCAACAGTTAAAGGGCATCCAGACGGATTTCCTTGATGTTTCATGTAGAGCGTATTCTGTGCTAAGTGCACTGTGTGGATAATCTCGTGCATAAGCACTCGGCGAATTCGACCATGCTTGTCTCCATACCAATCAGTGATAAGGTCAGCGACTTCCATCATCAGTCCGGCTTCTATAGTGCCGTCCCAATTGGTGTAATCGCCGGCAAATCCTGTGGGGGACATGTTTCGGAGGTTGTTCCATAGTGTGGTCCAGTCGGGGCCCTCGGCATCAGTGCCGACAGTGCCGAAGAATTGTCCATGTGCGTTGCAAAAGCTGTTCTTGAAATCCAGGAAATACATCCTGAATAGGATCACGAACGGTAAAGGCATCACGTTTATTGCTCTGGTCTTTCCAATGTGTACTTTCTCAATAGGTCTTAATTCGTCCTTGAGTACATCCATTGTGACAGAGGGTACGCGCAATCCCTTCTTAGCTTTAGACTCTTTATCCAGAATTTCTTCCAGAAGTTGAGGATCGCTAATTTCATATTCCAGGGGGTTGTCGGTTTTCTCTCGAAAATAACTCTTTTTGCCGGGGGCGTTGTTGGGTCGTCGTGCGGGTAATCGATGGGGGTAACCAGCGGAACTAGACATCTCCATGCCGCGAAAATTCTCAATTATCGCGCCAGAGGGACCTCTAATTCCGTTGATCGCTTCGTCCATCGTAGCCACTACAGGGTCGCGGTATGTAGGTATCAAGGTGTCCTTGAGTACGTTACGGGTGTGGTCAACTGCTGCTTCCACGTCCAATGAAGGAAACGGGAGCACGTTCTTACCATACTTTGATATCGCAATTGCAAGTGGCGTCGATGGGCATCCAGGTGCCTGTGCCTTGCTAAGGGCCGCAGGTGCGTGGGTCGGTTCTTTAATCATTCCGTGAATAGCGGACTTGCGTAGCTCGGTCTTAGAGCTTTGTGCAATAGTCCAGTTTTTGTCCACTGTTCCTAAGATGGTGTAATTGCCATCTGGAATGACTTGCATGAGGGTGTCGTCGTCGGTCTCGGAGTAGTTAAAAGCACAAAGGGTGCCTTTCTTCGGGAGTGATGGGTCACTCAGGTGTCCACTTTCCTCGTCAAAGGAAATGTCGGTGTGATTTAAGTTAACGTCATTGAGGCGAGAGTGCAGTGCTAGCAAACTCTCTTGAACCTTTTCGGATGTAATGGTCATAGCGCCTCCTTTGTTTTCTTTAATCCAACCAAAGGTGTGGATCCCGAGCAACTTACGGGGTAGGGCGGTGTTAAATGCAACAAGAATCTTGCCGCAATCTCCGGGTTGGCTGATGACTCTACAGACATAACCCCGGCGGATATAAACGCGTTCTGAACTCTCTTCAGTTGGTCGATAAGAGTTCAGTTGGTCGAGTGGCATGTGCCGATGGTCAATCGGACTAGCCATACCAAGATGCGTTTCTCTGCCGGGTTTAAGTCCATTCAAGTCAACAGACAATCCAGAGATCGCGATTGGGCACTCCTTAGGGAAGTAAGCCAAATCTTGCTCTCGAATCAGATGAGATTCTATTATGCCACTTCGGAAAGCGGGATAGCGATTGCCAAGCCAGTACAGAACTGTGTCGTCTGTTACCACTTGAAGGTGCTCTGGGCGGTAGGGCACTGCGATTCGCTGTCCGTTGTATCCAGTGACATAGATGTTCATGTCGGGCTGAAGTCGAGAGGGATCAAAGAAATGTTGCGGGGCGAGGATGGTGGAACCTTGTATTCCAAAAGCAGACATAGAGAATGCTCTCTCATCTCCGTTCCTGTCGGTGTAGTCAAAATAGATATTGACGCCATTTCGGGCGTAAATTCCACAGATAGCTTGAAGGGCGTTAGGATCAGATGTTCCTTGAGGGATGATAACATCATCGGGTTCATTGATAACGCCGTTAGGGAGCTCATCTGCATATGACTCTCCACCTTGAGGTTGGATGAGGGCTGAAATGCGAGGAAGTCGTCGGTCGGTTGGTGTGTAAGACAGTGCTTCGGATTGGATCCGAGGGAGACGCTGTCTCTTCTGGTCAGTGTTGTAGGTCACTCCTTCTCCTAGGATGTGATGTGGTCGTCGTAGGCGTTGCTGTTGGGTGTTGTATGAAACTCCTTCTTGCACGACATTGTTTTTGGGATCTTCATGGAAGAAATGATGGTGGTCAAGAGCACCAAGCACCTGTGGCTTGGTTTTGGATAGCGAGTAGGCACTCACTCCGATAGCTCCAAGGCCCCCAATGATTGCGAGAATCATCAGGAATCTCTTGTTACTTCCAATAAATCCCGAAACCTTGTCGTAGCTGAATTTCAGCTTGCCTGTGCACCACTCCTTGAATGTGGAAATTTCTTCCCTGAATCCAAGGACTAGTCGTCGTCGTTCTTTGTCTTCTTCGACAATGGATAGAAGATACTTTAGGTTATCTTCTCGCTCTCGTGTAGGGATGTTAATCCCATTCCACAGACGGATGAATCGGTCACGATCATCTTTGTCCATGCCAGTGGGGAGCTCCAATGTGAAAATGAATCCAGTTTTGGGCAGCGGGGGTGATGTTGGGGTGGTGATGGTTGCGAGTATGCCTTGAGAGACATAGTTGTAGGCAGTCTGCAGGGGTCCGGGCGCAGTGTCTACTTCACCGGCTCTACGCAAGCGCAGACATCTTAAAAATGAGATAGGATAGGGGGTACCATTCCAAATGACTTCACTCACGAAGCCATGATTTTCTCTCATGATCTGGATGTCACGCGCCAGCATAAAAGCCGGGCTAACTAGGGGCAACACTGCATTTCTACAGTGAGGTCCGACTCGCGGTTCAGGATCAAAGGGGGGAATGTTTTCATTACAGATTCCACTGACGTTGGAGATGTCAATGGCAAGGGCAGAAGTGGCGTTAGAAGTAGTTGTGGTTAACTTCTTCCACCACGACTTCCCTTGAGGTTGGAGGTCTCGAAGCATAATACAACTCGGCTCCTGGCAAATGCCACGACCACAATCGTCAGAGTGTGGGGTGGCTTTTGGCAGGGGGCGGTGGTAGTTGGCGTCGAGAACCTTCAACAATCTGTGTTGATTCGACATATACTTGTCGACATTCTCCTCATAGAACTTGATGAATTCTGGCCATAGCATAGTTGGTCCGACTGATTGCTGGCGGCAAGAACTCTCCATCGAGTTGTTGGCTGAGGGTGGGTTGGGGTGCATTGGGGTGAAGGCTAAATGTTCAAAAGCGAGCGCTTCTTCTTCAGTTAACACATCACCGACGTCCAAGGTTACGGTTGGGACACCCGCCTGGTGTTGGATCTTATGGGAATCCAACCAGGCGGTGTTCCATCCTACCTTGATAAGGAGATTCCTTCGTCGATAAAAAGCAGAGTTCGTCCTTAGAACTCCGGTCATCTTCGGGAAGGGATCATTTGCAGAACCTATTATATATTCGCAAGAATAATAACGGGTTCCCTTATCAGAGGCTACTGCTTGGGGCGTGTTGTAGGCGGCGTTGGTCTTTGCTTGCATGAGCATCGGGGCCGTGTCTTGGTCGGGGGCGCAAAACTGTGACATATCGTCAATCATGTGGATCTTATGGGAATCCGGATTGAAGGCGTCAAAGAATTTGGATCCGGGGGACACGGTGTAGACGGTCTTGTCTCTAGGCCATTGTCGCTTATCACACAAGAAATTTCCGAGGGCGGTTGTTACCACGGATTTTCCTACGCCAGGGTCTCCATATAAGACTATGCAATGGGGGTCAATTCTCGTTCCGCTATGACCTACGGACACGCTGTAGGCGTGCAGATCGGTTATGGATCCGATCAAACGAGACGTCATGGAAGAAGCTACAAAGGGCTTCGGCGAACGCATTAACTCTAAATTAATCTCCTGCGATTGTAAGTAGAGGTCATTAATGCGAGCGCGCAATTCCTTGTCAACGGGGATGGTGGCCTTGAGTCCAGGGTCTGTAATCTTGATCACTTCTTCAGCCCACTTCAATATGTTGTCGGGTAGAGACTGCATTAGATGCATATACACCGAAGCAACACCGGATTGTCCTAAAATCCAGTATGAAGCGGAGAAGAAGAGGTCTCGAAAGAAACCAAAGATGTCTTTAAAATGTTTACCAGCCAGAACCACATTACTGAACGCACGTCCAGCTAGGGAATACTGGTTTAACCACTCCTTAAAAGAAGTGGCACATTTCTCCTTGTCTTTTTCAGAATCAAAACTCTTTCCGAGAACGAACACGGACGCTAAAGCAAAAGCTGTTTCTGCTAAGCGCATGATGTCCATCTCTTCAGGGATTGGTCCAAAAGCGACAATTTCGGCCACGGTTCGGTTAAGAGCCATGGCAGGGAGTAAAGACTTAAGGGCGGGGTAGATGTCAGTGGTGCCAAATGAAATGGCGAGGGCGGCAAGTGAGGTGATGATTTGTGTGTGGGTTGTGCAGTTCCAAAGGTTTATGAGTTGGAATATTTGTGAGATGTGTAACGGGTCGCGAAACCAGTCTATCAGTGTGGAAAGTATGGTCTTCCACAAAAATGACATATCTCCAAGTATTGACTTCAAGAAAGCTTTGAAAGCATCATAAATGGCTTTCATTCCGGCGTTTCGTAATGGGGAAACGACGTAATGAGTTACATTTGAAATGATGTCCGTGAATATGCTGGTCACGGAAGACAATGAATCAATTAGGCCAGAAGCGGTAGAGGCTCCTGCGCCTAGAACATTGTCCCAGAGGGTCTTCACGATCTCGATCAAGCCTTGCGGTTGTATCGAGTCGTTACGGCGTTTAAAGTCAGGGTGATTGATACCATCTCTCACTCTGAAGGGGGTCGTGTAGTTGAATTGGTGTCTCGGGATCTCAAGCAAAAGCTGAGCAAGGTTACGAGCGTGTTCCTTGGGGGTCTCATGAAAAGCGTAAACCCACCGGTTATCTTGGGTCCTACCAAGATGGTGGCGGTGATTTTGGCGTTCATTGTAAAGGGTGCGTACGTGAGCAACTGAGAGGGTGTTAGACTCTAGTATACTACGCAGCGTGGAGTCACAGAGCAGATGTCTATATTCCAGAATGTCCTGAGTGTTCTTAACGTGAGCAAAGGCTCGAATGGCAGAAAGCCAATCGAGGGCTGCTAGGTAGAACATCTCAGTCTCCTGGCACTCAACAATCTGCGGTGCGTTGCGGGCGGTGACTAAATTGAAAGAATCAAGTATTTCTGATTCTGTCCAATCGTCAGTGAGTCGATGCTTCTTAGCCAGCCGATTAAGGCAAGCAGGGAAGTCCTTGAGGAGTTTTTCTGGTCCGGTGGTGAAACCGAATTTCGAAACAGCAGGGGTCAGGCTAAAATCAGTATCCCACATCTCGGTAAAGATGAGGACTGAGTTAGAGTCGGGGGCGTTATTCCGGTCGTCGTAAAAATGGCTAGCAATCGTTGCGGCCATATTTATTTTACCGTAAAGCTCTATGAAAGAGCAACCGGAAAGGTGGTGTGGTCGGAAAAGGGTGTTCATTGCGGATTTAATCATTTTTCTAGAGAAATCGGTCTCATAATGGAAATGGATGTAATCGTTAATGTTCATGGCGGGTTGTGGGTACTTAGGTTCGAAAACCTTTTCTCCAGTGGCGGGGTGTTTACAAAGTTGGCAGTAGCAGTGGGGCGAGCCTGCAAATTTGTTGGGGCGAATCTGGTAGACGGGCAAAGCAACAGAAGGTATCAACTTCTTAGAAACTTTCTTGCGTCTTATTTTCGGGGGTCGGGTAACACGTGGTAGGGATATCTCGGGGAGCGTGATGGTCGCATCAAACTCGGAGTAATCTCCTTGGATTTTCAAGTTGTCAAAGTCGGTCAAGACTAATGACTCGTTGATCGGGTGTAGTATAGCGTAAGAGAAAACATCGTTGCAAATTTCGGGGTGACCGAATTTTAAGTCAGGATCTCTACGTAACATCAATTCAACTTCGAAGGAGGTGAATCGGGGGTCAGGGCGGGTGGATCGGGCAAAGAGTTCGTCTTGGGCGTTCGTAAGGTCTTCATAAGAGCTAAAAACTTCATTAAGGGCGTCAATTTCACCATTCATAGGAATGGATCCATTTTCTATCTCAAGTGATCGTTTCATAGCTCTATCGTAATACGACGTGTACTTGCAAATGTTTCCATAACAGCAAGCGCAATCGTCATTACGAGGGATTTTCCTTAGCGGTGCGGGTTTCGTCTTGGGTAGTGTCCAGTCAAGTGGGGTTTGAGTGCCTTCGGCCATTGTCTACATTGAAGATAATACTTAGAATTTCTGAAAAATGAGCATCACTAAACCAATTAAATCAACTGCGTTACCGTTGATAAATAATTGGCGGGGTCGTGAGGGGCTGAGGGTTTTCATTGAATTCTCCTAGTCGCGTCGTCAGTTGGGTGTGTCAGTCTATTAGAGGCTTTCTTCAATTCGGTTCATGAGGCCGAGAGAATAAGCGTTATTTCTGATCAGTCATGGGTCATTGCCTTTTCTAAGGGCAAGCGGGGGGCAGGCTGGGTTGGCAGGTGTCGTCCTAGAGTGCATGGTTTAAAATAATTGGGGATCTTCTTAGGAAGTCGGCGGCGTCTGGTCGTAAGCTGGGGGGCTATGACGTGGGCGAGCTTCCTTTGAAAATTCCAAGTAAAATAATCCAGGGGGTGTTGTTCCAAATTTTCAAACTTAAGGGTTGGGCGGATTTTAGGTCTGTCCAATCCTTGAGCTTGAATATTAGAAACGCGAGAGGGTTCGGGAAAAAGGGGGGCAGTAAATGCATTATTGGTGTAATAGCGTACGGGAGGGGGAGCGATACGGAAAATGAATTCTAAATTGTCTCCAGCTGCTTTCCAAATCTCCACAAGGGGTACTTGGTCAGGGCCGGTGGTCGAGGGTCCAAATGAGCAATAATTAAACATAATGAGTCCAGTGTCATAGTATGAGGGATCGCGGTGTTGATTGATTTGGGGGATGACAGCGTTATAAGCTTCGGGTCGGATGAGGGCGTCGTAAATGGAATAATAAGGGGCTTCAAATTCTAAAATAGGGTTGATAGAAACGAGAGTGACGGCGGTGGCATAATTAGAGAGTAAATAGGGAGCTGAGATCAAGGGAATAATAGTATTGTCTGTGAATGTTGCGTTACGGGGGAAAATAAAGTTAGGTACGTGGTGAACAGTAAATGTGGCATTGGCGTTCTTAGAAGTGAGGGGGAGGAACTTATAGCGCATGTCTCCTCTCCACAAGAGAAAAGACGTTGACCAATAAGTGAGGGCAGTGGGGCCACCATCTACGACATGAACCGTACCATCAACATTCTGCATTAAGGTATCAAGGAGAGCATTGGTAAATGCTCCCCATGAACCTGAATTAGCAGAACTTGATGGTGCGGGCATGACGTAGCGGGTGAGGCGATTAAAACGGCGGCAAAGATCTTTTATGTCAGTTACTCTTTCTCCGATAAATGCGGTTTGATCTTCGGTGGAGTCTCCTGTGGTGAGCAGGAAATCTCCTCCTTGGGGTTCAATTACGGGTTCGGATCGATTAGCTTCTGTTTGGAGTAAATAGGGGTAAGCCATGGGGTGACGGGGTACGTAAAGGCGAAAATTGGGGGCGGCTGAAACACGGACAATGATATCGACGGCGGCGGGCATTCCAAGGGTGGTTATAAGGGGATTGACGGGTATTAAAAGCAAATTTCC